AAGAAACTTGTTCAAAAAGACTTAGAAGAATGTCTTGCTAAGTATGAGGACAAAGTAACAGAAACTAAAACAGAAGAAACTGTTACAAACTAACCAATAAGTGTATCGGGATTTAGTTCAGTTTGGTAGAACGATTGCTTTGGGAGCAATAAGTCAAAGGTTCAAATCCTTTAATCCCGATAATACTTAAAAACCTTTAATTTTTTCCACATCTTATTACCTACCATGATTAATCACAGTCAAGAAGTTTACAATGAAATCCTCAAATTAGAGGAGAAGAGTAAACTAAACGCAGAAGAATCCTATTGGTATGATGTAATCATAGGTTACAACAAACCAAGATCAAGGACGCATTCCAATCTACATTCATGGGGGTAATTTTTAATGTCTAATTATAGGAAGTATGAACTCACTATTAAAGTGAAAACTAATCGTGATCCTAGAGAGGATCTATGGAGGATAGTTAATAAGATTAAAGATTTAATGCCAGTATTATCTATTGAACATCATTTAATAGATGAAAGAGATACTAGTATAGAACATCATGGAGGTTTACAAAATGATAGTACCTAATTGGATGCATCATTCTAAGAAGAATGTTAAAAGAACATTAAAACCTCAAGCATTGAGACAATCTCGTGCTAGATTACGTTCACTTCTCACTAAATTAAACCATGATTCACAGTCAACTCGGCAAGGACGCAATGAATAAATATCATGTTACACTATCAAGTGGACGTGATTTCATTCTAAACTCTGACAAGGACGTATATGAACTTGCTTACGAAGCTTATGAAGAAGCTTGTCTAATGGATGACTATCTAGTAAATGTGGAGCCTCTCAATGACATATAAAAAGAAATACTTTCCTAACAATTGGAAAGCATACAAGGAAGCACATCACTCTTTCTTTCATCCAATACCTTATGATGAGTTCATGGATTGGAAGATAGCTGGATGGGAAATGCCATCATCCGTAGTCTGTATAATCCGTGAAAACAATCAAGTAACAGGTAAGGTTAAGGAATATATCTATTCTAGTGAAAGTGCTGCTAAAAACAGAGCAAGACGTATAATGGAGAAGGGAGAATCAGAATTTGTAGTATGTACCCCTTATGAAATCCACGCAATGTACCCTGAAGACATAGATGATTATGTTGAATACGATGACCCGCTTGCCTGAAGACATATATAACTATGAACAGCAAGCTTTAGATCTATTATCATTAGATCACCCTCATTACGATGAGATCAAATCACTATTAACCGATCAAATCAACGATGAATTGCATGACTACTACCATTCCAGAGAGTCTGATTAACAGACAGTATGATCTCGAACGTGAACAAAAACGACAAGGATTGAAACGCTTAGGGGATCAGACTATCAAACTGGAGGATAAAAGTTATGCGAGCGCTACTGTATATGGTATCGCTTCTATTGACAGTCTTTTACCTAGGTTGGTTTCTAAGATTGTTGAAACAAATGGGCGTATTCATTCCGGACATAATGGCGTGGCCTTTCGACACATACATGAGTATCTATCCAAGCTTGAACCACTTGCAGCCGCTTCTATAGCATGTAAGATAACCTTTGATAAGGTATTTAGTTTCAAGGAAGGATCTAACTATGCTGTTAATGTATGTGATTCTATAGGACATGCCATTGAAGATGAACTACAGATGCGTCATTATGAAGAACATGCGCCCGGCCTATTAGTTACATTAAAGAAGAACTATTGGCACGCATCATCAGGTACCCATCAGAAACTTGTTAACATCAAGACATTAATGAATCGATATGATGTTAAGAAATGGGAACCTTGGGGAAGAGACGTTAGAGTTAAACTTGGTGGCTGGTTATTAGATTGTGTTATGGAATCAAGCGAATGGTTTTATAAACAACCAATTCGTGAAGGAAGAAAGACTACGCTACATGTAGTGCCTACTCCTGAGTTTCTTGATATCAAGGATGCAATCATGGCTGACGCCGAATTGTTTAGTCCATTAGCTTGGCCAATGCTTATTGAACCAAAGGATTGGGACAATGGTAAAAAGGGAGGTTACCTCCTTAACGAGATAATGGAAGGTCATGACTTGGTTAGACGTGGCGACCCCTCACGTATACAGGGAGAGAAACCCCTCGCCTTTTTGAATAAAATTCAGAAGGTTGGTTATAGATTAAACCCTTTCACAGTCAGTGTAGCTGAGGAGTTACAAAGACTAGAAAGAAGTGTGGGGAAATTTCTCCCAATCATGCATTATGATCTACCACCTAAACCAGTAGATATTGCAGAGAATAAGGACTCTCGGAAGAAATACCGTAGAGACGCTGCAAATGTAATGAATAAACAGTCACAAGAGATGAGACGATCATGTCGAACTCGAATGACTATGGAAGCGGTAAGGAGGTTTAAAGATGAGCAGAGGTTTTATATACCTTGGTCTTTTGATTATAGAGGTAGGGCTTATCCTATACCCTCATTTCTTACTCCACAAGATACCGACTTCGGTAAAGCACTTATTAACTTCGCTGATGAAACACCTCTGACTAAGGACGCAGAGGACTGGTTAGCATTTCAATGTGCTACAACTTATGGATTAGACAAGTCTACGATGTCTGAACGGCTAGAATGGACTCGTCAGAACATCCCTCTGATTGAAAAGGTTGCTAAAGATCCAATAGGTAGTGTACCTGATTGGGAGGCAGCCGAGGAACCTTGGCAATTCGCAGCGGCATGTAATGAATACTACCACTGTGTTATAAAGAAAGACAAGCTCTGTACGGGTCTACCTGTTGCTACTGATGCTACATGTAGTGGTCTACAGATCCTAGCGGGTCTCGCCCGAGATAAAAAGACAGCCCAACTTGTCAATGTACTACCATCTGAACGTCCACAAGATGCTTATAAGGTAGTAGCTGAGGTTGCTAAATGGAATTGTCCTGATTCTATTAAGAATAAACTTGATAGAAAGTGCGTAAAAAGGACTGTTATGACAATTCCTTACAACGCAAAACCATATTCAAATCGTTCGTACATTAGAGATGCTTTTGCTGAAAAAGGTATAGAGTTAACTAAAGACGAACTAACAATCACAGTCAAAGCTGTTAGGGACGCAATGTCTAGAGTTGTCCCCGGCCCAATGGCAGTGATGAAATGGATCGAAGATGAAGTAGCTAAAGCTATTAAACGAGGAGCAACTCACTTAGAATGGGTTACACCATCTGGATTTGTAGTTACTCAGCGTTTGATGAAACGTAAAGTTGAGACTATTGAGCTTAAACTGCTTGGTCGATGTCAAATGCGAGTAGCTACTGAAGAGACTGGAGAAGTAGATAGGAATAGGCATAAGGCAGCTACTGCACCTAATCTTATCCATTCACTAGATAGTAGCTTATTACATCTTAGCGTAGAGAAGTTTGACTTACCTATTGCTTTGATTCATGACTCAGTGTTATGTAGAGCAACAGATATGACTCACCTATCTCATGTAGTTAGGGAGGTCTATATGCAACTATTCGCTGAGAAGAACTACCTAGCTAAATTCGCACAATATATAGGTGCGGATACCACAAAACTACCGATTATTGGAGACCTTGAACCGGAATCCGTAATTGACTCAACTTATTTTTTCTGTTAAATGTACCCATCATTATTCAATAGTTTCTTTGCACCTCCTACAATTGTTGTTGTCTCTGAAGAGAGATTAAGACAGGCTGAGAAGGAGCAAAAGGAAAGACAACTTGCTGATCTTGACGATAGAATCGAGCAACTCAATGCATATCGTGGAGAGTTAGCTAAAGAAGTCGAATCTTTTTCAGAACCAAAATCTTTAGAAGAGGCATTAACAGGTGAGTAGAAACGTACACGTCACTGAAAAACCAGTAACACTTGAGGGATTTCAAGCTATACTATCGCCTAGTAAGTTTGGTTATTCACTCTCGGCTGTTGTTGATAGTAAAACTATTGACAAATTAGAAACTGAGCGAGCTGATGTCCTTAAATGGGCAGAGTCGAAATTGAAAAATCCTAAGCGCAGTACTCTTAAACCCGAACCATGGGAAGAGGTTGCGGAAGGGAAATATAAATTAAAGTTCTCTTGGAATGAAGAGAAGCGTCCTCCTGTGGTAGACACAGAAGGTTCACCCGTAACTGACGTTAAAACACCTTTATATGCCGGATCTACTGTTAAACTGGGTTTCTATCAAAAGCCTTACATTCTACGGGATGGGGTTACCTATGGTAGTTCTCTTAAGCTGGTTGGTGTACAGGTTGTCTCAGTGAAAGGCGAGGCCGGAGTAGATACTGGTGATTTAGACGCTACGGAAGTAGCTGAACTATTCGGTACTACATCAGGCTTTAAGACTGCTGACCCTAACGTCACTCCCACCCCTGCTATAAATGCCGAAGAAGACGAAGAAGACTTCTGAAGATCCACATGAGTGGGCTCAGAAAGCCTTTAATAAATTAAAAGAACGACAAACAATTAAATTCAGATCCAAGCTTGAAGAACAGGTAGCTGATCTTCTCGAAGGGCTAGGAGTCTTATATGAATACGAATGTGAGAAACTCAGCTATACTATTAGCCATAATTACACTCCCGATTTTCGTCTCCCTAACAATGTCTACTTGGAAGCCAAGGGATACTGGGATCCAGAGGACAGAAGGAAAATACTTGCTGTACAAAAGGCTAACCCCGAAACGGATTTAAGGATGGTGTTTCAATCACCTTATAACACTATTTCAAAACGTTCTAAAACAACTTATGCCCAATGGTGCGAAAAGCACGGAATTAAATGGGCTCATTACAAAGAAATACCACTTGATTGGTTAAACTAATGACCGAAAGTGAGTTCGTGAGGCACATGCCTTGCGATAATTGTGGCTCGTCAGATGCTAATTCTTTATACACTGACGGGCACACTTTCTGTTTTGTGTGTCACGCAAGGACACCAGCAGACAATGAAGTTATTCACAGTCAAACAATGA